GAGCCTCTTACGAAGCTATTGTATTTTACGCAATAATCATACCAGGTGTCTATCCATTAAGATGCGCAGTGTTTTGCGGTGTAAAACTCGGCTTTTTAGGGTGTCTATATCACGTTAGAACCCCTCGCACGTTCAGCGGCGACACACCGCTTCGCATACGCCAGCATCTGTTCCCGCGTATAGCCATACACATCACCATAACGGTAATCATCGGGCATTACACGGCGCAGTAACGCCGGATCCGGTAGGGGTTCTAACTTTACATTCAAGCGGAGCGCGTTCAGCGTGTTCTCTTCGGTCATAATTTTTCCTCGCGCCCGCTTAATTCCACGTTATGCCTCCTAAAAAGCCGTCGGTCGGGTGAACTCATCGCGGAGTCATGGGTTCGGGTTCATTTTCCGCCGACGCAAGGCTTTGCGTAATCGCTCAAGCGTCGAGAATTTGGGGTTCGTAATGGGATTGTTCACGCGCGCGAACTTCGTTATCCAGCTATACGACACGCCACACTCCTGGGCAATGGCCGGATAATCGCCCTTGTGCCGTCTCAGATCAAGAACCACTTTTTCTAGCAGAGTCATGCCAGATATATTAACAACAAATTGTTAGGACGGACACTATTTATTTTAATGGGTATGTAAAAACGGATTAAATAAAATAATAATGTTTTAGCAAATAAGTGCTTGCTTTTTGTAGCATTGATTTGCTATTCTGTTGTTGAAACAAAACGAATGGAGGATGACATGAACTTACAATTTAATGAACTGCTTTGTCCCGCGTTATGCGGCAGACCAATGAACCTCGAAAGCATCCTCGTTGGAATCGCCACCGCGCTGGTGTTTTATCTGGTGTGGCGGGATATTCAAAGCAAATGACCGAGCGCGTCATCATTAACAACTTCGGGGACACGCGGCCAGTATGCGCGGCGTTCCCAAGCTGGCGCATAGCCTATGAACTTTACCTGATCGGCTACGAAGCGGCGGCTGATAAGGTAAGTTTCAATGCAAATTATGGGGGGAATCATGGCGACAAAAAAGAAAGTTGATGAGGTGGTCGTTGCTTATAAAGGTTTTGACAAAGACCTAAAATGCCGTGGATACCAATTTGAAGTAGGTGAAACCTATACCCACAAGGGAATGGTAAAGGTCTGCGAAAGCGGATTTCATTCGTGCCTGTATCCGCTTGATATCTTCAAATACTACTCTCCATCAGATGCGCGGTTCGCAGTTGTCCAAGTGAGTGGAGAAATAGTTACGCACGGTGAAGATAGCAAAGTCGCTTCCGCCAATTTGACCGTAACCGCAGAGATTAAACTCCCTGAATTAGTTAATCATGCGATTAGCTGGATCATGAGCAACATCAAACCAGACAATGAAAAGTCTGCTCATAATGATAAAGAATATAGCCACGCCAGCAACACGGGGGATCAGTCTGCCGCCAGCAACACGGGGTATCGGTCTGCCGCCAGCGTGAGCGGTAAGTCATCTGTCGCCATAGCGACTGGAGCAGGAAGCAAAGCTAAGGCATGCGCGGGAAGCGCGATTGTCCTATGTTTATACGACGATGTGAATGGTGTGCTTACTCATATTAAATCGGCTATCGCTGGCGATGGAGAAATCAAACCGGATACATGGTACACATTATCTGCGTCCGGGGAATTCATTGAGGCTGATTGATAATCCAGAACGCGACCGGCGCGACGAGGGAATGTAATGTACATCCATGAAGAAATCCAGCTTGCAGTCATTCCGCTGATGAAAAAATACGATCTGCAAACGCTTGAACTGATCGGAATAATGTGCGAAGCCGCTGCTGATCTGGCAACCAAGAGCCAAGGGGGAATAGAAAAGCTGCAAGAGTTAGCTAAGGCGTATAAATGAATATCCATATCTACACCGCTGCGCTTCAACCGGCCACGGACTATACCGATAACGTATTGGACATACCACATAAGACAGGATTCAAGCCTCACGTCTTGCTGTGGTGTTGGTGTTGTGGGCGCAGACGGATCGCGGCCAATGCCGGTGTGCAATGTTACTATGACGGCTTTCGGTTCTGGTTCGCCGATGGCAAAGGGTGCAAGGGTGAGCGTGAGATTGGTCGCAAGGCACGCAAAGAGTTTCGTAACCGAAGTGCCGGACAAAAACGGCGCTGGGCGAACTGGCGCGCGAATCGTGAGGAAAGCATCAGGCCGGTACTGTAAGGCCCGCATGAGTTGTTCGTCGTGCGGCCATAAATTCTTAAAGGAGATTGAATATGAGTAACGCAGTCACAATTCAACAGCCGTCAGCATTAACGGCAATGGCCGAAGCCGAGTTAATGCAGGTCTTGCGAAACTCGCTATACCCTGGTGCCAAGGATGAGAGCATCAAGCTGGTGATCGGTTACTGCAAGGCTGCTGGCCTCGATCCGATGCAGAAGCCGGTACATATTGTTCCAATGTCTGTAGCCACGGGGCGCAAAGACGAGAAAGGATGGGACATCAAGGAAATGCGCGATGTCATCATGCCGGGGATCGGGTTGTATCGCACCCAGGCCGCGCGCGGCGGGGAGTATGCCGGAGTGACTGAACCTGAATACGGAGAGGACATCACCATGAAACTCGGCGAAGTGGAAATCACTTTCCCGAAGTGGTGCCGCATCACTGTCAAGCGGCTGATGAGCAATGGTGCTATCGTTGAATTCACAGCCAAAGAGTTGTGGATGGAAAATTACGCCACCAAGTCAAACAAGACAAACGAGCCGAATGCCATGTGGAAACGCAGGCCATACGCGCAACTAGCAAAATGTGCTGAGGCACAAGCCTTACGAAAGGCATTCCCTGAATTTGGCGCGCAGCCGACAGCCGACGAAATGGAAGGTAAGGAACTCGACATTACACCGCCACCACCCGCACCTCCTGCCGGTCGCCCCGAACTGCCGGCGCTTTCCGACCTTGACTTTGCCAAGGCCAAGTCAAAGTATTTCAGCAAAATCAAGTCCGGCGAGAAATCGCCCAATGACCTGATCATGTTCCTGTCGGCCAAGTACGTTTTGACCGACGAACAGAAAAGGGATATTGCAGCCTGGGCGGTGCCGGAAGTAATCGACCAGTCAACCGGCGAGATTGATCCTTTCGTAGCAGACATGGAGAACGCAGAAAATGGAAACGCATGATATTCAGCAAGGGAGTCCAGCCTGGCACAAGTTCAGGGCCGAACATTTCGGCGCCAGCGAAGCCGCCGCGATGCTCGGACTGTCGCCATACAAGACACGCTCTGAGTTGCTGCATGAAAAGGTAACCGGCATCACCAAGGAAGTCAACGCCGGGACACAGGTAATCTTTGATCGCGGCCACGAAACTGAATCCGCTTGCAGACCGCTGATAGAAGTCATCATCGGCGATGAACTCTCGCCGGTCACGCTGTCGGACGGTAGTCTGTCCTGCTCCTGCGACGGCCTGAATTTCGACGGCAACATTGCTTGGGAACACAAGCAGTTCAATGCAAAACTATTTGCATCCATCATGGATAAAGTGCTGCCGGAAGAATTCCAGCCTCAATGCCAGCAGATATTGATGATTACCGGGGCTGAGAGGTTGATGTTCACCTGTTCGGACGGTACGCCGGATCGCTGTGCAAGCATGTGGGTTCTGCCAGATACCACTTGGTTTACGCGCATCCGTGCTGGATGGGCGCAATTTACGCTGGATTTGTCATCATATTCCGCACCCGAAGTCATCCAGGCCGCTGTCGCTACGCCGACGATGGGACTGCCTGCCGTGACCATTCAGGTCAATGGCGAGATTTCCCTGATCGACAATCTGAGCATATTCGGCGAGAAGCTGAAAGAGTTTGTCGGCGCAATCAACAAGACGCCGGATAACGACCAAGGCTTCGCCGATGCAGAGGCAGCAATAAAGACGCTGGAGAAAGCACAGGAAGCCCTGGAAGCTGCCGAGTCCGGCGCGCTGGCACAGGTAGCTACCGTGGACGAAATGAGACGCACGGTGGCGCTGTACGTCGAACTGGCGCGCACCACTCGCCTGTCGCTTACCAAGATAGTCAAGGAACGCAAGGATGAACTGCGCTTGAAGGCTATCCGCTCCGGGCAGGATGCGCTTGCGGATCACATCCTCACCTTGAACAAGCGGCTGGGGAAGGTTCAGATGCCGCCTGTCAGTTCAGACTTTCCCGGCGTCATCAAGGGATTGAAAAAACTGGATAGCCTGCGCAATGAGATTGATACCGAGTTGGCGCGCTGCAAGATCGAGGCAAACGCCATAGCCGACCGCATCGAAATCAATCTGAACACGCTGGCAGAAAAGGGCAAGGACTGCATGTTCCTGTTCCATGACTTCGCGCAACTTGTATCGAAACCGAACGGGGACTTCATGGATACTGTCAACGCCAGAATATCCGCCCACAAGGAAGCCGAACGTGAGCGCGAAGAAGCGCACCGAGTAGCGCACGAAAAACAAATGGAAACCGAGCGCGAACGTATCCGTACCGAGGAACAAGCCAGGGCGCAGGAAGCCGAACGGCAGAAACAGGCCGCTGTTGTGCCAGAAGTCCCGGCCCCAACTACCACCGCACCACCGGCAACGCAGCCACGGCCATCCAGCGCAGCCGTACAGCCAGATAAAGTGACGGCGTTTATGCAAACCAGGCAATTCTCAAAAAAAGAGTATCCGATGGTGCGTGAAATACTGGAAGCGTTTGTGAAATTCTGCGACGAGCCATTTTGATGATCCTGCGCAACCGAAATAACGGCAGGCACGCCCTAGTTGTCAAGTCGCATCGCAATGGTGATGTGAGCCTGATCGAAATGCGTGCCGGCCAGTTACGCATCACCAAGGTATCGAAAAACGCACCATCACAACCACCGCAGGCAAACATTACGCTGAATACAGGCTTGGCTGATGTAATGAGTAAAACTGAATACTGGCAAAAACTGAAAGACCCGCGCTGGCAGAAAAAGCGCCTTGAGGCGATGCAGGCAAAGGATTTTACCTGTGAGATATGTGGTAACGCAGAATCAACCCTTAATGTTCATCACAAAGAATACTTCAAAGGATATGAACCTTGGGATTATGACATAACCCAGCTTTCAGTTCTTTGTGAGACATGCCATAAAAACCAACACAATGAATTGGATTTGCTTAAATGGGTTTGCTCATACGCAAAATTAGACGGCCCCGAGAATAGGACGGAACTAGCTTTTCTGGTGGGCGGTTTTATGGGTATTAATTATGAGGGGATGTTGAGCGTTTTCTGCATGAAAACGCACCCAGCCTACAAGGAAATACATCATCAAGGAAGTCTGGCCAATGACCGCGCATGGAGAAACACTTTACGCAGGTTTAATAAAAAACATGGGACAGATAATGGCAAGAGCTAGAAATATAAAGCCGTCATTTTTCACCAACGATGAGCTAGCAGAATTAAATCCCATTGGAAGATTATTGTTTATTGGGTTATGGACTATCGCAGACCGTGAAGGACGTTTAGAGGACAGACCGAAGAAAATTAAGGCTGAGATACTTCCTTATGATTCGTGTAATATTGGCTTACTACTAAACGAGTTACAAGCACATAATTTCATCCTTCGTTATGAGGTTAATGGATTGAATTATATACAAATTATAACATTTACAAAGCACCAAAACCCGCACATAAAAGAACCAAAAAGCACCATACCAGCACCAGACTTGCACCATGCACACCAGACTTGCACAGTACTAGCACCAGACTTGCACAGTACTAGCCCTGCTGATTCCCTCTTACTGATTCCTGATTCCCCATTACCTATAGAGGCGACAAGTCGCCCTGATTTTATTCCTGTCAATCTGTGGGATGGATTTATGGAGGTACGGAAAAAAGAGAAAGCCAAAAATACGCCATTGGCAATTTCTTTGATTGTTAGGGAATTGGAAAAAATGAAAGCTGAAGGGATTGATTACATTGCAGCTATTGAAAACTCAATAAAGTCGAGTTGGAAGGATGTTTATCCGCCGAAGGGGAGCAAGTCTAACGGCGGGGGGAAGTCCGTACATGACGCCAGAGCCAAGGTTGCGGACGAGATATGGGGCAAGAGCAATGAGCGAATCATTGACGTTACGCCAGCCAGTAATTGACAGGTTATTCCAGCGGCTCAACCTGATTTATGGTAGGGCATGGCTGGATATGTGGAAGGACATCGACGTTGTGGAAGCCAAGGGGCAATGGGCGGAAACGCTTGGCAAGTATTCGCTGGAAACTATCAAGCAGGCATTGGACTTCTGCGCTGCCAGCGTGAAGTACCCGCCGAATCTGCCAGAATTTGTGATGATATGTGACAACTATCACAGGCCAGAGCAGCCATTAAAGTTGGAGCGTAAGTTCAGCGAACTGGAAATGGAGATTAATCGAGGGCGCGTTGCCAACATGATTGCCGGACTGGTTGACAAGCGGGATTATCGCGGATGGGCGAAAAAGATAATGGCAAATCCAAAAGCGTTTCCTGAAAATTCTGTCCGTTTGGCACGGGAAGCACTGGCCGAACGAGTTTACGTTGAGAGTTTCGTGTGAAAACATGGCTAGGGCTTATCAGAATTGCCAAATTTCAATCGCCGAGGAAAATATGATGGATGATATCAACGAGGTGCCACCGAACGATTCTAGGGGCTGTTTATGAATCCCGTAATCATAGGCAATTCCACTTTATATTTGGGGGATTGCAGGGAGATATTGCCGACATTGCCGCAAGTTGAAATGGTGTTTACTGATCCGCCCTACGGACACAACAACAACAACGGGGATTTGATTCACAACCGCGAGGCTGCACTCGGAGTGCTTTCTCCCAATGTTGAATCAAATCCCCGTCCGATTGCGAATGATGGAGTTGAGGCGAATGATTTATTTAGATTGTTGTTGCCGGAACTAAATAGGGTTTTGATTTCTAAAGGCTGCTGCTGCTGCTGCGGCGGCGGGCCTGATCCGCAATTTGCCAGATGGTCTTTATGGCTTGATGAGGTATTCAATTTTAAGCAGATGGTGATATGGGATAAAGGCCCGATGGGTATGGGCTGGCATTACCGGCGCAGTTACGAAACCGTATTGGTAGCTGAAAAACATGGTGGTAGTCGGTGGTTTGATGAAAGCGGGAGGGTTGAAAATATAATTCGACCTAACCAGTGCGGGATTAGAAAAATAATTCCATCCGCTGAAGATCATCCAACACCAAAACCGCCACAACTTGCCGCGCACTTTATACGATTGCATACGCAACGAGGGGAAGCGGTGCTTGATCCGTTCATGGGGGGCGGAAGCACGGGAGTAGCGGCTATGCAAGAGCATAGAAAATTCGTCGGGATAGAGCTAGAGCCGCGATGGTTTGACTTGGCTTGTGAGCGCATTGAAAACGCTCAACGGCAGGCAACCATGTTTAATCCTCTGCCCCTGCGCGACAGTTACATGCAGACCGACTTGGAGATGGACGCATGAGAGAACTCCATTGCAAGCAATGTGGCATATTGGTGATCACTCTCGCGGCAGGCTCGAAGGTGCGTAAGGGCATGGTTAGGGTTATACCGTGAGAGTCCTAGTTGCTTGCGAATTTTCCGGCGTGGTACGTGATGCGTTCAGAGCAAGGGGGCATGACGCTTGGTCATGTGATTTGCTGCCATGCGAAGCCGACCCGAAGTGGCATATACAGGGTGATGTGTTGGCGATTTTAGGAGATGGTTGGGATATGATGATTGCTCACCCGCCGTGTACTCATTTGGCGGTTAGCGGAGCGCGGCACTTTGTCCGCAAGGTTGCTAGTGGTGAGCAGCAGGAGGCGCTGGAGTTTGTGCGGATGTTGCTGGATGCGCCTATCCCGAAAATAGCACTGGAAAACCCAATTAGTATCATTTCCAGTCAAATCAGAAAGCCGGATCAGATTATACAGCCGTGGATGTTCGGTCATGGAGAAACCAAAGCGACTTGCCTGTGGCTGAAAGGATTGCCGAAGTTGACGCCGACAAATATCGTTGATGGGCGTGAAGCACGGGTGCATCGAATGCCGCCAAGTCCGAACAGGTGGAAGAAAAGGTCAATTACCTACAGCGGAATTGCAAAAGCAATGGCTGAGCAATGGGGCTGAAATGGGAGCAGAAAACGAAGTGGCACTGGCAAGCGCAAGGATGGGACATTGCGTTTTATGGCGGACCATACATCTGCCCATACATCCTGACGCGCAAGAGCGATGGAAAGTGGCGGTACTATAAGACGCTGGATGATGCGATGAATGCTGTGAGAGGGGCGAAAAAATGAACTGGAAAAACGTAAACACAGACGGGTATCCGCTATGTGACAGCGAGAGGGTTTACATCGGCATTAACAGCAACGGGTATTGCGGCTGTTTCAACGAGCACGGGTTGATGAGTACCGCGTATGGGCAGGAAAGCATCTGCTTGTACGCTACGCCAGAAGGCTGCGATGAGGTAATGACGGGGCTAAAATGGTGGCAGGAATTGGAGTATCCAGATGAGTGAATGCCAGAAAGAAAAGTGGCACGGGTGTTGCTGCTGTAACTGCAAGTATCATCTGCGCGATCATCCGGTACACATAGCACAATATGCTGGCGCAATTCCCATATCGCTATGGGTATGCGCGCCGGATGTTGGTGAACAAGTGGCTTATTCCGGTTGGTCTGAGCATGGCATGTGCGAAAGGCATACATTCAAGGAGGCGAAATGAGTGATTGTAAATCCTGCAAGTATAGTCAGATCGCGCTGGTATCGAGGTGCGAAAATGAATTGCTTAGCCTCCTGATTTGCTCGGATGACACCTGCGAGCACTATCTGGAAGAAGTGCCGATAGATGGCGAGTGTGAGAATTGGGTTTACTGTCCGGGGGCGCTTGAATGAATAATCCGGTAATCATTGGTGATGCAACGCTGTATTTGGGGGATTGCAGGGAGATATTGCCGACATTGCCACAGGTTGATGCTGTGATTACATCCCCGCCTTATGATGAACTTAGAACGTATGGTGGGCATGGTTTTGATTACAAGCTTATCATTCCTGTTATTGTGCCAGTGTTAAGTGATGGCGCTGTGTGTGTTTGGGTTGTAGGAGACTCAACTACGGACGGTGGTGAATCCCTGACAAGTGCAAGACAAGCAATACTGTTTCAGGAACAAGGATTGAAATGTTGGGACACGATGATCTATGAAAAGAACGGACCGAGTTATCCGGCAAAGGGTAAGTATTACCAGATATTCGAGTATATGTTTGTATTCAGCAAGGGCAAGCCTAAAACGATCAACTTGTTAGATGATCGCCCGAACCGGTGGTATGGACAAAAATGGAGCAACACTAGGACGAGGCGTAAAGTTGATGGAGTATTGACCCGTGATGTTTGGGAAGGGAATCAAGGAAACGAATTTGGTGTGCGCTTTAACATCTGGCACAATAACAGGAATGATAAGCTTGTAATCAAAACCATGCCCACCATACGTTCTAAGTTCATCATAAGGCGGGGA